GTCGTATGGCAGCTTCTGCGTCGGGAAAGTTTGGCCGGGTAAACGGGGTAAATACTCCCGCGAGGTTGTTTGGTTTATGTGGTTTCTGCATGCTTTAAAATCTTCTCCATCAAATGTAAATGCTATAGGCAACTCATTTTTAACTGTTTTCCCACCGTAAGAAAGAAAAAAGTTCGCGTCCCTTGAGGCAATTTCTAAGCGATGAGTACGCAAAGATGGCAAATCGTAAACTGATAACGGGAAAGAAACGTAAAACTTTTCTGGCAGTATCCATTTTGATATTTTTGCTGCCACCAACCATGCGCTATATGCTCCGTAAAGTATAGACCACCCATAGGCGTCTCGCTTATCGCGATCCTTTGGGTGGATAGGGACATAATATATAGGTATCTCCCGCCTAGAATCCGCCGGATATTTTGACATAGTGCTATAATAAACGGGATCATGTGTCCATTCGCCTATCGTTTTCCGTATGATTGGCGCCAAATCATTGTTGGCTATAATCCAAATCGTCTGACACCCAACCAAAGCGCATTCATACACAGATTTCTGAATAGCTGGAAAACCTGCGTTCACTGGCATCATAACTTCCGGTAATTCCGTACTAAAATCAGTTTCTAGGCCAGCAACAGGAATGAGGCCGGCCATGTGGATGTGCTGTGGCATTACAAATACCTTAAAAATCTATCGTAGGCGGCACAAGACGCTTTAAGATCCGCAAGAAGAGATCGCTCCGATACTTTCGGAAGCGATACCTGATCGTCTTTTGATATAATCTCCACTGGATCTCTGCGCTTTGTTCGTCTGATAGGTGTTGTTCGAAATTTATAATGTTTGGGGTTTCCGTTTGTTGAGTAACCATTTTGTCTTCCTCTCATTCCTCTTTTCTCCATCTCGGAGATCATTTTGAATCGCGCCATTGTCTCCCCATAATCAAACTCAGTTAGCTGATCTTGAGTGAGGGTAGACACGACGCAAGCATCTTTAACGGGAGAATTGCCACACATTCGATCCGATGAATAGAACCAGATTTCTTTGACGAAATCATCGCCCACCCAAATGTAATCGATTTTGTGCTTGCCTCCTCTATTGAATGCTATCCAATCATAACATGTGTAGGTCGGATTAGCAAGCTCTTTTTCTCTCACCAATCCAGAAATATTATCGTCACCGAAATAAAAGCAATTACTAAAGTTTAACGTACCTATCTTGGAGTATTCGTTGGAGCAAATGAGATGCTCTCCATCAAATCTCATCGATGCACAGAGATTTGCAAGCGGAACTTTACCATCGAGATTAAGAAGAAATAATAATCGTTCCCACAATAATTCTTTTTGGAGCGGCTCACCTGCGCTAGTAAGTTTAACGCACCCCAAGTCTGTATCCGGCTTAAGGAAGTCGAATCGAAATGGGCGACGAGGCTCTGAAAAAAAGATGGGCAGATTATTATTGAAGGCGAACAACGCCGCCTTTAAACAACTACCGATAACTATATCTTCATATTCAAGAATCATCAGGACACGAATCGCTAGAGCTAATGTAGCCTACCTGCTCTTCGTTAACAACTTCTTCTAAAAGAGTCTTAATGTCTAATCCTGCACAATCAATCTTATTCTTGCTCACATGATAGTGACTAATGAAACCAGAAAAATTGCCATACTTCACATCTTGCTCGTATTTTGTAGATGTAGATCCAAACTGATTTTGTGGCGCTTCGTATGGAATCTCGGCCGCGTTGTGAATTGCCTTCCACAGGGCCTTAAGAGCTTCAATTTGAACTGGGTAAAAATCTGTATGCTCTTTTAGTTTGCTGCCGTGTACCCATGCATCGTCGACTGTTGGTCGCGGGCCGAATCCGTTTTTCTCATACCAACTTTGATATTTGGTGTAATAAGCATTTGAAATCTCGACACCAACTGACGCACGATTGACTCGTTCCGAGCCGGCATGCCATGCGCCGTGCTGCATATCGAGAGTCTGATATATCGTGCCGTCGTTGTCGATTAAAAAATGAACAGAAGCGCCTCGTTTATCCAACACACGCTGGCATGAGCGCGAAGACAAGCATACATCCCAATGGTTTACAAAGAGGCGGATATTACGCCTGGGCCTACCAGAATAACTATAATAGTTGCCGGCTGGAGTCTCTAACCCCCCTTGTTCCGACCATAAAACAACCTTATCCCACTCGATGGGAGTGAAGCTTCCTTGATAAACAATGTAGTTTGAATAATGACAGCCTGTGGGCCTGTGATCATCAATATCGGCTTGACGTTCGGTCCATAAGCGACGAAAAGTTGTCGGGCCACAAAGGCCATCAGCAACAAGTCCATTTTGCTTTTGCCACTTTTTAATTGCTCTTACCAATTTGTCATCAAAATACTTTTCATCAAACCATGTTGGATCCCAGCCAAGTTTAGCGGCAGAAGATTCGTTGTAAAAGTTTTTGTCTATTGTCATGGCGGATAGTTCCTAATTTAATTAATGATTCCTATAACATAATTATCTAACACAACGTTTATTCTCTTATTATCAACAGTAATTTCTTCAACCATTGATTTGTCTATAATGACAGACGCACCATATGCTATCTGATCTTTAAATCGAACATCCGAGGCATAGCTCACCACCTCTACTGTGCTATATCGCTCCTCGGTGGGTTTAAAGTCATCCGGCAGCACAATACCGCTCGTTGTTTGAGAAGCTGGCGTTTCTGGCAATTTAATTTGAATATATCTGTTAACGGGCTTAAACATTCTCTATCTCTTGTTTATGTTTCATTTCAGATAACACACGATTCTCCATCGCAAAACTTGGTGCCACTGCCACCCGAATCATTATCAAAACGCTGAATGGGGTTTATATTACTAATTAGTTCCTCATATTGTTCTTGGCTAATAGGCTCATAGGGCGCTTGCTTATATCCGGTTTCTTCGTATTTCAAAAAGGAAACTGCTTTTAATCTAGTTTCATACATCTCTAGGGCGTCTTTAAGCTGGGGTGCCTCATCAGGGTTAAAAGTTACAGTGATGGACACAGAATTATCTGCCCAATAGTATTGATATTGTGCTGCGATCTCTAACTGCTCCCACATAGAAACAGAGCGTTTGCCCTTCTGAAAATATGGCTCGTGGATAGGAAACTCCACGCAGACAGTATTTGGAGAATACTCATCATCTTCAAGATTATAGCCTGCTTCAGATAAAGTTTTAAGCAATTCTGAATCTTTTGAGAACCTTATCCGTCTAATATAATACTCATCTTCTGGAAAGTGGATACCGGGAGTGGATCCATTAAGCAGAGATACAGTGCCTGATGGCTTGATAGATGTCATACGAATTGATTTTGGAATGCAAAGCCAGTTTGAATATTCTTCATCTAGTTCTCGGACATATTGATAGCCACGATCACACCAATTAAGCATTTCTCGCTTGCCGTGCTTATTAAATGCCTGAACAACTCCAGACTGTGAGAGCCCAATACGTCGATTTTTAAGCATTTTTGCGTTCGTTTCTGGCCAGTGGGTGTTAGATAGCGTGATAGTTTTGCCATATAAATATGCAATCTTTAGCGTTTTCAAATAATCTTCATAGTCATCATGCTTTGCTGGAAACGTTTCTACAAGGCAGCATAATTCTGCATCTTCTAATTGTTGTTCAACGCATGGATTAAATCCCGCCACATTGATATCATCAAAGCGCGGACCGTCTTTAAAGCGGCCGCGAGTGCGCGCATTGTTTAGCCAAATATACCCGGGCTCGCCATTCTTCTGTGACTGTTCTGCGTGCCAAGTATAATCCATGCCGACAACGGCATTAAAAGAATTATTAGAACCCCATCGATGGTGATAAAGTTTTTCATCGTCATTCTTCATCTGCAAATAGCATGTGTCATTATATCTACCCATCGCCAATGCTGCAGATCGGCGCACATTTCCTGCGACTACGCAGCGCCCAATGAGATTCTCTGTGTCTACAATATCAACAGAGGTAATTGGTTCGCCAACTTTGGAAGAATAAAGTTCAATCAAATTATCGTGAAGCTCTTTGAGTGGCGCATATCCAGATGACGTGCCGCCGAAGCCGCGAATTGGAGCGCCTTCAGGACGGATAGCCGAATAATCAAACTTTGGAACTTTAGCGCCAAAGAAAAATCCATCCAACAAGGAATGAACCGAGTCTACCCAGCCTTCTCTGGAATCATCAATAACTAAAACATCATTAGTAAACTGAGGCTCTCTAATAGTAACCGTATTTTCGCCTTCTGTGTCAAAACCCACACCAATGCCCACCATAAGAGCATCCATCATCCAAGCAAAGAGATATCCACCTTTTGTTACAAGATCGCGAGTCGATCTAAAAGCACAATTAAACAGTCCCGCGGCGGTACGCTCTTCTACAAACTTTGTGCCCATCATCCACAGGCCCCTACCGGGGGGCGTCCACTTAAGATTAAACAAGCGATCGTAAGCATCCTTGGCGGTGCTCTGAGCCTTGCTATCGATCCATTCGAGCCCCAAGAGGAAGACATGCTGCTTTTGCATGTTGAACATCCCCTCAATAACTCTTCGACATGTTTGCCACCATTCTTCTGTGCCGGCAGCATCTGCATCAAATTCATTTAAGCGCCTTGAATAAGTGCGCTTAAATGTCACATATCCCAAGGGGCCCCACGGCACCTTTGCGACTTTGTAAGGCTCAATAAATGTATCTGATAATCTAAATCGACGAATATTTTCAAGGGTTCTCATTTGCGTTTTCCTTTTAGTTTAGTATATTTTGCTGAGAGTAGTTGTTGTTGCGCTCTCGGATCTAACACTACTGGATTAGATACTACTTGATTGTTGGACGCAGGAGTGCCGTTCATGGGCGGTTTTGGTAAAATCTTAATGTTAACATTTGAGGTATCCATAAAAATAGGAAACACCATTCCGTCAGGACCATTCCTATTCTTGGCAATAAAAATTTTACCCTTGTTGTTTTGCTTATCCTCGATCGTGCGAGACACCGAGAAGATGAAATCAGCCACAAAGCACTTGTTAAATGCTTCGGAGATTTGCTCCATCGTAATGACCTCTGCGCTCAATCCTGAGCGATTTGTTTGTGATGCTGTCCAAATGGGGCACTGAAACTCTGTTGACAGGGCTCGCAGTTCTTCATAAATAGATTCCAATTCGGTACGCTTTTCTTTTCTTACCTGTACGGGCTTTAGGAGATCGGCGTAATCAACAATAATCATTCCTGGCTTTATGCCGCGCTTTATAAGGCGCGATAGGTGCGCTCGGATTGTATTAGTAGATGCTGATTTGGTGGGGTATTCCTTGATAATAAGCGCGCCATCGAGGGATTTAATCTCCTCATAGATTTCCTGCTTAAAATTCTTGATATCAGAAAGAGGATATCCCGTAATGCAACTATCATAGCGACTGGCGATCACAGTATCTTGAAGTTCCAGGGTATATTGGACAACAGTCTTGCCTTCTTTAAGTGCGTATGCACCAAGATGAACGAGTGCCATACTTTTTCCGGCGCCGGTGGGGGCGATCACAACTCCAAGTTCGCTCTTTCCTAGACCGCCTCCTACAATCGCATCAATGTCTTTCCATCCAGTAGAAACGGGACTCCTATGTTTGGGCGCAAATCGCACTTCGAAATCAGCCATGTAGTCGTAACCAAAATTATTTTCGGATCCAAGTTTAAGTGCCTCATTGATAACGCTGGAGATTTCATCAAACGAACAACTTTGAAGTAGGCCTACCGACTTCATCATCGCCTCTTTAAGGTTCTGCTTCCGACAAAAGTCGAGAGAGGTTTCCTTGATATATTCCGTATCGTGTAGCTCTCGTGTATGAATTCTCCCATAATAATCACGAACTTGTTTTTGAACAACTTCGTCTTCGCTTTCGAGTTCGGTGCGAAGAATAGCGATCATCGCCTCGACGGATGGATGCTTTCCATACTTCGTGCGGTAAGTCATAACTTTTTGCAGGAAAACTCGCAAGTACTCTAGCTCTAGAAAGTTGATGTTCAATACTTCTGTGATCTGATCGGCAAATGCCCGATCCTCAAAGATTAACTGAACAAGACCTTCTTGGAAGGCTTTTCCGTACCTTCCAAAGCTTGCTTTTTCTGCTATCATTTATGCCCTCTATGTGTCTTTGTAATTATATCTGATCCTCCCTGAATGTCAAGATAAGATCAAAATTTATTTGGTTGTAGTGTCAACACACTCGTAATTGATCTTGTTTAACTGTGACTTAAGATCCTCCCAGTTTAACTCACCAAATCCATCTTCTCGCATCATACGAATTAACTCCGTTCTGTTGAATTCGCACTCAAAGTTTTCTATACTTTCCTTTGTAAACATTTTTGCCTGAAAAGACATCTGGGGCGCAGAAAGCTGCATCATTTTATAGTTATGCTCTACCAAGCCTTTGTTCTCTACCACGCTATCATAAAACTTCACTCTCGATCCTTCTGTATTCTTCTTGCAGTAGTCGATCACGTCAGGAATATTATAAGATTTGCTCTCGCACAAAAACGGCAAGCGCTTTTGGATTGTCTTTAGGCCTGCGCCCTTGATACCCGGAAGATTGTCGGAAGTATCGCCGGCCATTGCGCGAGCGAGCGCCATATTTGTTGGATGAATGCCTGTTGTTTCCACAATGCGATTTGTGTTCAGCATTTCATTGACAGTGGGGCGCCAAAGCACAGTTTCTTCATCGCACAATTGCATGAAGTCTTTGTCGTTGGAAACGATGATCTTCTGCCAACCCTCATAGTGTTGCATTTGTGTTACATATGCAATGATATCATCAGCCTCAATTTCGGGGAGAAGCACCTGAATGATCGGCATCTCGTTCATATACTCAATGATACGCTTTTGTTGCCACATCTTATTTTGTAGCTCTTCATCCTCCGTAAGGTTACGAATTGCTCGATTAAGACGAATAGGCTTTCTACCTGCCTTATAATTCTTGTCCATCTCTTTTCGCTTACGGGAGCCGTTGGGGCCATCCCACGCAATAATAATGTTATCTGGATTGGTTTCACGAGCTAGCTTCTGAAGGATTTTTATGAACCCCTTCAGTCCGCCGATCGGCTGTCCGTTAGTGGACAAAGATGGATCCACTATGTATGCTCTTAGGTATGCGTTTAACGCGTCAATAATTAATACTCTTTTCATAGCTTGTAACTCCCTGCGAATTTGTTATCAATTGTGAATACAACTTTCTTGATTCCCACAAACTTCATAGCCGCATCGCACATTCGACATGGCTGCGAAAGCTTGTAATTGTCTCCTTTCCCTATTCTCGCAACATAAAGGGTGGCACCTTCGGTGCGACTGCGATCAACCCCGAGAAGGGCGCCTAATTCTGCGTGAAGGGTCGCCTTTCCTCGTTGGTTTTTACGGAAACGCATCCCAAACGAACAATAATTGTTCTTGTTGTTACTTGTGCTAATAACAGAGCCGCCCTTTACAAGTACGGCACCATGGCGAAAGTCTGGAAATTCTGATTGAGTTGCGACCTTCTTTGCCTGCTCTAAATAGCGTGCGACTCGACCTTTGTATTCGTGAATCTTGTCGGGATTAAAATCATAATCTGTCATAAAATAACCCCCTCAAGTCATATACATTATAACTTATTGAGGGGGCCAAGTCAAGTGTTTTTTTAGAATCGGAAAACGATTACCCACTTGCCGCGAACGTGATTCCACTTCCACATAAAGTGCGGCTTGTGGTGAGCCATCACCCAATGGCCACGATAGAAATATACCGCGTGACCCGATCGTGCCTTTGCTGGGCGCACGGGCTTTGCCACCTGATATTGATGGTGTCGATGAGTCGCGTGACTATGGCGGGGCTTTTTCGCTGTATGGTGTTTGTGGGGAACTGCTCTTTTGGCAGCCTTGTGGTTCTGTGGCTTTGCATCGGCTACGTTTAAAGACATAGCCAGCATAAGCGTTGTGATCAATGAAGTCATGACTTCTCCTTGTGTGGTACTGTTAGATCTGGGGGCTCTGTATAGAAAGCGTCGGCGCTTCCCTCGCGTTTATCAAACTTCTGAATAATTTCTTCATCCATTAGACGCAGAACTCTCTGTTTAAATTCATTATCTGTTGTAATTAGTTGTGTCCATTTCGATGGTTGAAACTTTTTCTCGTAGTCGCCTATCTTTAACGTATACCATGCACCAGCCGAAGTCAGACAATCAGATGACTTGATTGCATCGAACCAGCTTTCCTCGTCTCGGATGCCGACTTCATTTCCCCATAAAATGCGAAAAGCACACGATCTGCCTTGAGTTCCAAATCGAGATTTCTCTAGCTTAACTTTAACCTCGGACCCAATTCTAAACCCTTTTTCATCAACAACAAACGAAGATTTTGCTTTGCGACCCGTGAGCCAAATGCGCAGAGAATATGCATAGATCATAGCCTTTCCGCCAGGAGTCATATAAGGTGTAGTCATCGCCACAATCCGCGCTGTTGGTCCCTGTGGAATATTTGTCTTTAGCTGATTAAGGACAATAAATGTTGCCTGCTTGTCTGCGATAGGAATCGTCAGTTTCGACATTCCTTTTGCCAAGATTCTCGCCTTCATTGCCATCGAAGATTGAGGGTTAAAATCGCCCTCAACATCAGAAATTGCCGGCGTAAATGCTAGCGAATCCCAGATCAAAACAAGCTGTTCATCAGTAGCTGCGAGCAACTCTTCGATAGTTTCCAAAACAAACTCGACAGAGGATGCTTGAACGTACATTAGACGGCTCAAATCGCAGTCTGCTGCCTCTAAAAAAGTTGGATCGATTGCTGATTCGGAATCAAAATATACAACGAGTTTTCCCTGTTTTTGGGCGTTTGCTGCGATCTGTGCAGCCATATAAGATTTGCCTGTGGATTCTAATCCTGCAATCTCGGTTACTTTGCCGACAGGAATGCCGGCGCGGTGACCCTTGCAAATAATAGAGTCAAGCCAGCGAGAGCCTGTTGGGATCCAGTCTTTAACGGAGGTTGGATTGTCTCCGGTTAAGTCGTGCGCGACACTTCTGCCGGCTTTCTTGTTTACTAATTTCATTAGGTCTTGCATTGCTACACGACCTGCTTTTGCTTTCTTTGCCATGTGTCCCTCTTTGTTAAGAAAAGCGGCAGACTTTTCACCGGTCTGCCAGCGGCTTTTTTGTATTACTCTGCGACAGCGGCGGTGTCTTCACCGGAGTCTTCATCAGCGTCCCCGCAACCACTCATAAGAGCGCATGCGGCGATTAGTACAACGTACTTCATAATCCCTCCTTTGGATAAAAATGTGGCAGAGTATTTTAACCCCGCTCTGCCATCGGTACCAAACGCACCTAGTTACTATTAGCCACTCATCAATTCATCAAAGGCACGGTCTACATCGCTTTTTGCATTTGCGGCGCCGTACTTGGCTTTCTCAGATGAACGACTTTCTGCGGAAGAACTTCCGGAAAGCTGCTCATCGAGAATTGCGTCGACCTGGGATGCACTAAGACGCTCAAAAAGGTTGTCAAAGTCGGGCATGCGATCGAGGAGGGCAGGGACCGCATCCCCATCTTCCAGGAGGGTGGACGTGTTTCGACGCATCTTTAGGTTTGTCTGAGGATATGCTCCAGGCTTAGTAGGCTTCGTATAGGTGAGGGTAATGTCCGTTCCCTCGTTGATGTCGGTAACATCGCCATATTCGGGATCCAGAATGTATCCCAAAAGAAGCTCGTAAGCCTGTTTTCCGTAGCCGTAGACCTTAATTCCCTCGTCTTCACGACCACGCACAACAACAGGCGAGAAATAGCGAGTACGCACAAAGAGTGACTTTGCGAGCTTCTTGCTCTCTTCGTCGTTGTTGTCTACTCCCTCGCGCCAAAGCGAAGAAGCAAATTCACATACGGGGCAGTTCTCGCCAAAGTTGCGCTTTGGACAGAGGATACCTCCGCGATGCTCGCCCACATTATAGTGGAAGAACATTTCTTTAAGCGGATCGCCATCATTTGTCGGCACAATCCGAATGTCGGTGTCGCCCTCATCTGGTCTAAACCAGACAGAGTTCTCACTCTTATTTCCTTCGCCGCGAAGGGTTGCGAGCTTACGTCGCATTAGTTCCATATCGATTCCCATTTTAGTTTTCTCCTGTTGTTGGGTAAAGTATATCAAGCGTTCCTTGATATCTAATGTAACACACTCAATTTAGCTTGTCAAGTGTAGTTTTGTATTGCGTTAGTGTGGGCAACGCAGAGCCCAAAGTCATCGTGTTCTGTTTCATAGATTGCGTAAGAAATTCTGCGAAATGCATTTCTAGGTTTTTCCTTTAGCATGTCAACTATTCTCTTGTGCAATCCTCCTTCTTTTTCTAATCTGTCCTTATTGATACATAAATAGTAACATAGATCGCGCTCCATGTCAAGCTCATAAAGCCATTTTTCTTCAAGATTTTTTACATCTAAAATTCCATAAGTTCTAATGCGATTTATGTCGAGAGGTTTCGCCGTCATGCCGATTTCCGGCTCTGCGTGCGTAAAATAATTTATGTAATGAACCGTCGAAAAAATTGAATCATTAATTTTATCATAATATGTTTTAATGGGAATGTTTCCTATCGATTTCTCAATCATAACATTTGAAATCGGTGTAAATGAATTTAACAATCCCGATCTCGCATATTCCTGAAGCACGCTAAATACCACCTTGTCCAGGAGTTTCGGAATTCCCGTCATTAATTCAGCATCAGGCTGAATATAAAATACATCTACTTTTTTACCTTTAAGTTGCTCAAGGATTCCAAGAGAATAATTGGAACTAAACGAAGAGCCAACCACGAAAAATTGAACGTACTCATCCACATTGGAGAAAAACTTTTTTACGTTCGGGATGTTCTCTTCATATTCTTCCGCAGCTTCATAAGACTTTAGCTTGAATTTGTATTTTGAGTTTCTCTCAATGCTGCTGTTCAAAAAATATACATTGTAGTTCTTTGTTTGCTTGAATTTTTCAGCAATTTTTGATGCTGCATTGCCTAAACCAACAATAGAAATCATAGCTTTATCTCGTTCAGATTATAATAATCTTTTCCTGCTCTAAAATTCGATAAATATCCATCTTCAAACACTTTTCTTATTCCAACTATAATATCTCGATCTTTATCCGAATAATCAATTACTATTTCATCATGAACAATGTGAGAGATAAACGACTTTTTGCCCTCAAGCATCTGATCAATTAAAACCGCCTTTGCCAACACACGATCAGCAGTCGTGCTTTGAATCAAATAATTTAGCGCCTTTCTCTGTTCCACTTTAATCTTACGTCCATATGGAGTGTGAACACAGCCATCTATATAGTGCTTGTCAAGAACTTTTTCGCGATCGTAATAGTCCGACTCAATGTCATTTGATTCAGGATTATACAACCACGCAAAGAAATACAACTTAGCTTCTTCGCGTGTCATCTCTAGGTCATTGATAATATTTTGAATATTCCATTCATGTACATCGTATTCTGGCTGCTCTTGTCCGCAAAGATCTAGCAAAGTGCGAATTTCGGCGCCATTATAATCAAGGCTCATCATCAGATCGTTGTGGGGCTTAATGATGCGGCGCAAGTCTTTTTTGAGATTCAGAATAGGAAAAGATCCTGGATGAGTCGACAGTCTACCTGTAACTGTTCCAAACATGTTGTAGTCGATTGTTCGATAGTTCTTCATCAGTTCCTGAATCTTTTGGCGATTCATAGAAGAATAAAACAGATGCTTACAATCTTCACTGTTCAAGTTTAGTTTCTGGTATCTAATCTTGTGCAACAACTTATAGACGCTATCAAGATGTGCGTAGTTCTCGGGCTTCTCGTAGGTGTCAAAAACATGCTCCGTGATTTTGTTTTTGATCTCGCAGAAGCGCACAAGAAAATCGTGAGGGATCAGATCAAATACACAATGATCCATCATGTTGACTTTCGCAATGGCGAAAGACTTGAGATAAGCCTTCATTTTTCTTTGGGTGGCTTGAAGTTCGTTACACAAATCTTCTGGACAGCAATCGGTAATAGCGCGGCCTCCAGCGCGTATCCAGGCATACTCCACAGATGGATCTGTGATAGATGCGCTATATCTCCATGTCTTTGTTAGGTTTATTGGAAGATCTTCAAACGAAAGTTTGCCGTTTGCGTAAATTCCAATGCATTCTGACTTATCATCGAGTGCTTGAAATATCAATAACCACCTCC